GGCAGGGGGCTTACAGGTGAGAAAATTTTTTATAATATGTTTTTAAAGTTAAAAAATTGAAAGTCAGGTATTTAACAAAAAAAATATTGCAGTAAATTTTTGAAAAAAACCACCTTCATTTAACGTTTACGTTGTCCTTTGCTTTCTTTCTAAGGCTTATTTTCTTCCGTTATGGAAATCATAAGTTTACAGGAATGTTTGCGCCAAATTCATACGGGAAAACCCTTTGATATAACGTTTGTAACGGCTGATATGCAACGCAAAACTGGTGGGGTAATTAAAATCTATCAGAATTGCACCTTATCCCAAAAATCAGGCGGAAAACAGCGAAACGGCAAGGGTAAAAACTGGATAGTTCCCCCCAAAGCACCGCACCATTACGAGAATGCAACCCGCAACATACGTTTGCCAAATGGCGATATTCGCAAAATTCATATACGGTTGATAACTGAATTTAACGGCTTTAAAGTGGTATACTAATGAGTAATATTGTAATAAACGATGATGCAACGGTTGCCATTGACAAAGGCAGAAATATGGCATTTGTTTTCACGTCTGGGAGGCACACTACACCAGCTTTACAGGCTTCCAAACATAAAGCCATTGGGGATATTTACCCCTGGGGAACGGATAACCGGGAACCTCAACACATTATTGAGGATTCCGAAAAAAACTCCATCATTCCCGCCACCCTATCGTGGAAAGCCGAAGCGTTATACGGTGGGGGTGTGGCTTATGGTTATGCTGAATATCAGGGCAAAAACGAAGTGCTTATTCCCGCAGACCCTGCCAAATTTCCCGAAGTAGAAGCTTTCATGTCTAGCCGTACCACCCGCCGATATGTACGGCAGGCGAGTAAGGCGTATTACTGGTGGAAAATCATTTTTCCCGAAATCGTTTTATCCAAAAACCGCCGCAAAATCGTAAGCGTAGCATCCCAACGCCCCGAGTATACCCGTTACCGAAGGGAAAAAGAAACCGATTTAATCCGCTCAGTGGTCATCAATGCCAACTGGGATTTGGGCGATACGCTCAAAACCAGCAAGTACGCTACCGATGTGCCTTTGGTCAATCCGTACGATGACCCGGTGGCTTTCCTGCGTTCCCGAAACCGTTACAAATACATATATCCGGTAGACGACCCAAGCCCCGGCAATAGCTTGTACCCTAAAGCAGAGTGGCATGCGGTGCGTGAAAGTGGTTGGCTCAAAGTGGTATCTGAAATCCCAAAATTCAAAAAGGCACTGTTTGAAAACCAAATTACCATAAAGTACCTCATTGAGGTAAGCACCTGGTGGTGGAACTGGAAGTACCCGGGCTTTGATGATTTTGCCACCGACAAAAAAAAGCAAATCATGACAGAAGAGCTAGACCGCTTCACTTCTTTCATGACCGGCAGCGACAAGGCAGGAAACGCCATCATGGTAAGTTTTCATTCTGACCCTACGCTCCAGAAGAACTATGAAGGCTGGAAAATCACCCCGATTGATAACAAAATCAAAGACGGTATTTACATTGAGGACAGCCAGGAGGGCAATTCCCACATCATGTATGCCCTGGGCGTTGACCCGGTCTTGCGTGGTTTCACCCCAGGTGCAAAGCTCGCCAGTGGTGGTAGCGAAAAAAGGGTGGCCTGGAATAACTACCTGCTCACCACAAAGCCGCACCAGGATGACATACTGGAGGTGTTCACACTTATCCGGGATTACAACAAATGGGATCCAAATCTAAAATTCTGGTTCAAAAACTATTATCAGGCTACGCTTGATGTGGCCAAAGAGCCGCAGCAAATGTCAAGTTAAATCTTTGTAGCATGGCATTTGTTCGGTGTGATCATTTGAAACAAATTTTATAGCATGGCACTGGTTACGAGTACTGATGAAATCCGGCAATTTGTCAACATTGCCCGGGATACTGATTTTAATAATTTTAGCGATGATTTTCTTGTGGTTGAAGAAAAGGAAGTAGCCCAAAATTTAGGGCAGGCCCAATATGATGCCCTGGTGCAAGCCTACCAAAACCCGCCCATCAATGATGAACCTACGGCGAATTTACTGGCGCATTGCCAGCGGATTATCGTCAACCTGGGCCTTGGGTACAATGTAGATTTTCTGGAGCTTACCATTTCAGATTCCGGCCTCCAGCGCATGGAGACAGACACCTACAAAACGGCTTTTCATTACCAGAAATTGGAGCTACAAAACTATCTTTTCAGGAAAGGCTTTGCCGCTGTAGAGTCTTTGCTCAAATACCTCGAGAAAAACAAAGATACCTTTACCGATTGGCGCGATTCTGACGCATACACCATCCAGCGCAACTTGTTTATTGAGTCGGCCAATCGTTTTCAACAATATTTTAATATTGCCTACTCCCGTAGGTTTTATCAAAATGTTAAAGCTTTACTCCAGAGAATTGAGGATTTTCACATCAAAGACGTAATTGGGCTGCAATTTTATGATGAACTAAAATCAAAATTAAAATCGGCTTCCCCTAATTTCACCAATGAAGAGCAATACCTGGTGGATAAATACATACGCCCAGCCATTGTTCACCTCACCGTGGCCGAAGCGGTACAGGAATTGCCCTTACGCATGACTGAAGGCGGGTTGGAACTGCACACCCAAATGGCTACTGGCCAGGGCACAGTGCAAAAAACTTCCGCCAGCACTGACCAGGTAGCGTTGGTAGCAGAAAATGCAGCAGGTGTAGGCCGGGCGTATGTCACCAAAATGGTGGAATACCTCAATGCCACTGCATCCGCTTCTGTTTTCCCAACTTTTTATGCTTCCTCTCTGTATGCTGGCAGTAGTACCGGCCCACCCAAAACGGATGGTGGTATTTACAATGCTTTTGGTTAATGTCAGGATGGATTCAGGCTGGAGTTGCTTTCCTACTATGGATAGGTAGTATTGTAGCGGTTATTTACCGCTTTGGCAAGCAAAAAGAGTTGTACGATGGACAAATCAAACAATTGATTGAGAAGTTAGGCGAGGAGCGCAATTTAAACAAAGAACAGGAGCGCAAAATCGCCTTCATTACCAATTTGGAGGAACGCCTCAAAACCGAAAAGGAGCTGAACCACTCTCAGGAAGCCAAACTCACCATCCTGAAAGAAATGCAGCATACCCTCAAAGAGCATAACCATTCTAACATTGTGGATTTTATGAAAGCCATTGCCCGTGTAGAAAATCATCTGGGCAAAATGGAAGTAGAGGTAGAGCATTTTAAAACTGATTTAATAGCGATTAAACAAAAAGTAGGATGAGTAGAGTTGTTTCTTTTTTCCGCCACAGCGCAGAGCTGCTCACCGGCCTTATGGCCGTATTAGGCATGTGGTTTTTCAATGGGTTTCTTCAGGATTGGTTCCAGGCGGGTTCCTTTGATATGGTTATCCTGGTGCGCCCACTCTATTTTTTATATGTCTTGTTCATCATGCACGCCGGGTTATGGCTATTGTGGAAAATAGTTTATCCGGCGTTTGCGTCTTTTTTGGATGTTGATATGAAGGGTTTGTTCCGCAGTAATGAGTTAACGTTATGGCAAAAAGTTATTGTAGTCACCATCTTATGGTCGGCCTACTTATTGTTATTGGGCTGCTTGGCCATGGGTGGGGTCATGGGCTAAAAGCCCAAAGCCGTCCTGACCTGGTCAAGGCTTTTACTAATGAAATTGGTGTGCGGGAAACCGGGGGCAATAACCGCGGGCAACGTGTAGAGGAATATTTAAAGGCGACCGGAACGCCTGCTGGTTTTCCCTGGTGTGCAAGCTTCGTGAGATGGTGTTTCAATCAGGCTGGGCTGCCTGTAGATGGAAACGCCTGGAGCCCTTCCTGGTTTCCCCGCTCCAAAACGGTTTATACCCGTCACAGTGCTCAGGTGGCAACTGCCCGCCCTGGTGATGTGTTTGGCATTTATTTTTCGCGCCTTAAGCGCATTGGCCATGTGGGTTTTATCCTGGAAGTACAGCCGGAATATTTCGTAACGGTAGAAGGCAATACCAACGACGGCGGTAGCCGTGAAGGCGATGGAGTGCACAAACGCTACCGCCCACATTATAGCATTTACAAAATTGCCGATCATGTGGCGAATTAAAATTTTATGCTTTTGGTTAGGTTGTATATGGTTCGTGGGAAGTGGTTGCTCGGGTGCGAGGCATGCGCCCCGGTCCACTTCCCATACTTTCAGTGATACTACCCTCACCCGCTTGTTGCCCCTCATAGATACATTAAATTTCCCCCTGAAAGTAGGCCAGGAAATCAACCTGTCCGAGGTAGGTGTGCGTGTCCGACGGGTGTCCGGCAATGAGGTACTGGTGTCCAGCCCCGTCCGGGAAAGCGTCCGGCATACCGTCCAGGTCGTCCCGGTCAAAAATAAAACCGTTCAGAAAATCGTCCAGAAGCCCGTCCAGAAAATCGTCCAGAAAGAAAAGACCGTTCAGGACAGCAATAACAAATCCGTCCAGAAATCCGTCCAGAAAAAACGATGGGTTTTTCAATGGTGGTGGCTAATTTTGCTACTCATAGGCTACGGCCTGTACAGGTACGCAAAACGCTTCTTCCCATGGTTCCCGTAATTATCAAATACAAAACCCTCGGTATTCCCCGCCAGCTTAAACGCCACTTTCCCAACGATTGGAACGCCCTCACCCCCCGGCAGCTGCTCAGCTTTACTAAGTGCATGCTCATGCTAAAAAATGTCCCTGCTGCCAAGTTAGACGGGTATTTGCGCATGTTGGTACTCTGGAAAGTAATGAAAATCCCCCGCCGTATTCTCTTGGATATGACCGAGGTCCAGGCCGCCCACCTTACCCTCCGCCTAAAATTTTTGTTCAAAGACAGCCACCTTACCGAGCAAAAAATCCCGAAGGTACGCCGATGGTTGCGGGAATATTATGGCCCCCGTTCACACCTTGAAAATTTAAAAATTAAGGAATTTGTAGTGTCCGAAAAGTACTACCAGCAGTACATTGAAACCGGACAGCCCACCAACCTGGACGGACTCGTTACCACCCTCTACCGTCCGAAAAACCCGAACGCTTCACCGGACACTATGGACAACCGCCTTGAAATCAACCCCACCACTTTCGGACGCCGCCTCAAAACCGTCCAGTCCTTGCGTCCCGAAATAAAACTGGCAATTTTGTATTATTATTTGGGTTGCCGTAATGAAATGATGCACCAGTACCCGGCTGTTTTTTCCGGTGGCCAGGGTGAAGCCACCGAAGGCGTGGCCCACGACTGGATGGATTTTTTCCGCAACCTGCCATCTGATAAGTTTGGTAACCTGGAGCAGATCGAGAACACCTACGTGCACCCGGTCCTGGATATTGCCAACCGCATGATGATGGACAACCAACAACGCAAAACTAAAAGTGCATGAATTACGCCCAGTATGTTGACTTCTGGCGAACAGTGGCCGGCAAGCATATTGAAATCCGGCACACGCCCACCGAAAAGCATTTCGTCAGGGTAGTGCTCACCAATGACCCCATCCTGAGTGCCACTGCACAACTTGGCGAGTTCCTTACCGGAATGCGCTCCAAATTGCTCATGCCAGCCATGGTGTTGGTGGCTTATACCTCCAATTACGGCGATGAAGACGGGGATGCAGTGTCCAAAGACCTGGCCGGCCGTATCATCATCCTGGATGATCCCGCCAAGGCCGATTATGACGATGAAGAACAAATCCTTTTCAATACCGAACGCATTGGCGAAGAATGCCTGGCCTATGCCAAAAACTACTTTGATGAAAATCCCGAAGCGGGTTTTTTTGAGTTCCGGGGCGGGGGCACAGACATGCTGGCCAACATTGGTGGCCGCCAGCTCTATGGCACCGGCCTTGATTTCACCATGCACATTTCCCACCATCCTGGCTTGATTTATAAACCTGACCAATTTACTGTGTAATGGCTACCAAAAACCTGTATTACTGCAATGGTACAAAGCTGATTAAAATTAGCTACGATGAAGAAACCCAGATATTTTCCTCACAAATTACCGACTATAATTGTGGCACCAATGTAGCGAGCCAGGATGTTCCCATTTGGTTGAATAGGTATGAAGTCCAAAATGCCAAACCCGATGAAGGTACGCCCATATACATGCATCTGTTGGGGGGTACGCTTTACAAGGTGATTACACAGGACACCGAGCCTTATGCCAATGTCGTTTCCCAGGGGTGGAATGATTTGGAGTTGTCAGTACAGGTTACCGATCTTTCAGGGTATCTTGAAAACGACGGAGCTTATGATATTTCTTTTCTACACGGCACCGGCTATGTAGCCAAATCACCTTCTTCTAAAGGGTATACCCTTGACGACCCTGATATCCCACAACGTACTGGCATCAACAAGGCTGCGGGCAACTATACCCTGAGCTTTTATGAGCCGTTAACGGAACAAACCAAGAGCATTTCCTTTACTATCAATCAGCCGGCATGTAACCTGCTGATTACAGATATATCCACCACGCCCGAATCCGCACCCGGCCAAAATGACGGGGAGGCTACCATCAACGCCACTTCAGGCAATACGCTGGAATACAGCCTGGACAATTCCACCTGGCAGGCCAGTAATGTTTTCTCAGGGCTGGCAGACGGGGATTATACCATTTACGTGCGGGATACCAACCAAACCAAATGTAATGCCCAGCAGGCTTTTTCCATCACGGCCACCCCTTGCGAAACAGCCATTGATACATTGCTCGTCCAAAATGAAAGCTTTTCCGGCAAAAATGACGGCTCGGTCATAATCAACGCCACATCCAACCGTGAAATGGAGTACAGCCTGGATAATACCAACTTTCAAGATGTCAATGAATTTACCAATTTACCTGCGGGTGATTACACGGTTTGGGTGCGCGACAAAGCCGTAAACGCCTGCATCGTATCCGATGATTTTACCATTGTGGCCGGGGATGATGTCAGCATTGAAACCGACCACATCCAATGCGGTGGCAAGGCCATTGGTGTGGCAACGGTCAACCTCGTTACCCAGGGCGATAATGCCCCCTATGAATTTATCTGGAGTGATGGAGGCAGTGGAAGCATCCGGGATGATTTACGCGCAGGCACCTACACCCTTACCATCACCAACACCCACGGGGTAAGTGCTGATTTTGAAGTGGGGATTACCGAAAATCCACCCATCAAAATAACCAGCAGCGTGGCCGAGGATGATATTAATATCACCGTATCCGGCGGCATTCCCCCCTACAGTTTTCAATGGGCAGACGGCCCCACTTCCCAAAACCGCACCAACCTGCAACCGGGCACCTACCAGCTTACCGTAACCGATAGCAATGGCTGCACAGTGGTAAAAAAAATCAAGCTTAGCCCGCCCCGCCATTATTTCAGTGAAAACCCCGTGGTATTAGAACTCCAGGCCGATAACCTACCCACCAAACCCAATCTGAGCTTTCTCTGTAAGGTGTTTGTAGAGCTGGAATATATGTCTGGCAATTTCATCCAGGTACATGCCGCCGAGCAGCCCGCTGATGATGACGGTGCTACGGTTTTTGATATGCAGGATGTATTGTCTGCCTATGTCAACCGCTCCTTACCAGAAATGTACCAGCCAGGCATTGTGCGGGAAGACCCATTGTTCAAGCGGTTCTACTTCCAGAGCCAGGAAAAATATGGCACGCCACCAGTTGAAGACACCGCCGTGCAAATAGATACTTTTTATGTCCTGTTAGGTGGGTTGAGCTTCGAAGAGTACGCCGAAGACACTTTTTTCCTCACCTACCTGGACGTTACCAAACCCTTTTACACCTGGCAGCCTGTAGAAAAGGTAGTATTACCCGACCAGCCCGAGTACCTGTATTTCCTGGTGAATGATTTTCTGATGACAGCCTTTCATGTAAAAATCAAACTCTATTTCACCGATGATACAGAAGAAGAACACACCCTTTTTTCCCAAACAGGCGGGCTAAACCGCTTTGAAGTGTATTCCTTTCCGGCCGGCTACCATCAGCTATACCTGGAGGGGTACAGCTGCGAAGTACTGGACCGATACGATATTTGGGTAGAAAACCAGGACAACATCCTGGCCAGCGAAACCCGCACTTACATTCTGGACTATACCAATTACCGCTACCGCAAATTTTTCCTATACCTCAACTCATTGGGCGGATGCGATACCCTGGCCTGCACCGGCAAAGCAGAATACAAACTCAAAGCCAACCAGCAGACCCTTGAAAAGTTATTACCTCATGACTACACCGTGCAGGATGCCCAACAGGAAGTAATCCGCAAATATGCCCAGCCCGAAGTACAAGTACCTGTTGGCTATCCAGAGCCTGAAATGATGCAAGCCCTTCAGGACTTTATCGTTTCCCCCGCAGTTTTCCTCTGGGAAGGCTCCCGCTGGATTCCTGTACTGGTAGAAACCGATGATACTATCCAGGATGAGGGTGAAAATTTAATCCCATTTGAGTTCACCTACCAGCGCGCCCGGGTTGATAAATTTACGCCGAAACTGTCTGCGGTGTTAGTGCCCGATGACCTGGTTGTCAGTGTTGACCGCATACGGGATGCATCCGGCGAAAATTCCGATGGGTTTATAACGCTCCAGGTCAGTGATGGCACCCCCCCTTACTCATATCTCTGGTCCAACGGGGCAACTACAAAAGATAATGTAAGTATTCCCGCAGGCACTTATTCCGTAAGGGTTCTGGATAGTAGTGCTCCCAGAAAATCCGCCAAAATTTGCGGTATTTTGGTTGGCGACACAGCCGACCCGGTAGATTCATTAGAATTAACCGCAAACGTTACCCACAGCATAGAAGGTGAAGACAACGGGTCTATTGATTTGGCCATGATAGGTGGCTCAGAGCCTTATGTATATAATTGGAGCAATGGGGCCAATACGCAGGATATTTCCGGCCTGGCACCTGGTTCATATACAGTACAGGTTTTTGATAATTCCGTGCCCCAAAAAAGCAAACAACTTACTGTTGAAATCGTAGAAAACCCAGCCCCGGTTGATGATTTACAGGTTTCCGCTGAAGTAACAGACGCCAGCACATACGGTGAAAGCAACGGGGCTATTGAATTGACAGTATTTGGCGGCACACCTCCATATACCTATGCCTGGGGTCATGGAGCAACCACAAAAGATATTGATAACCTGCCCGCAGGCACTTACAATGTAACGGTTACTGATAGCACTGATCCCCAACTGCAAAAAGTGGTCAATAATATTGAAGTTGGCCAGCCAGATAGTTTATTTCCATACTTTGATAATGGCACATTTGAAAATGCTACCTATGCAGATGTTGCGCCGAAAATTAACAACAATTTTGATGTTGAAATTGTCACGAACCCCGTTTTTTCTGGTACAAAGTCCCTAAAATCAACCTATAACAATAGTACTCCCAGTGGTTCAATATTTGTTTCGGAAGATCTATTTGTGCCCGGCTTGGTAAATAATGAGATATATGTATTCAAGGTTAAAATTTATATTCCCACTGGAATAGATCTTTCACCCCAAACTGGTGCACAATCAAATGACTTACAATTATGGATCACAAAGCCAGGTGTTCAATGGACTAATACTTTTGTTAAGGCAGCCAATCCGTTATTGAAAGATGTTTGGCAAGAGCTTGAAACTAGGGCATACAGATCTGGTGGTGGGAATGGAGCATATCAATTAATTATCAGGTATCCTGGAACTACAATTTCAGCTCATCAGGGAGAATACATTTACATTGATGATTTTTCAGTGGAAAAACTATGATCGGACTACGCTACCAAGGCCAATACCTCACACTATTTGAAAATACGTCCATCAACGTATCGGCCAAAAACCCCATGTTCGGTGGCGATTCCATACCCGGCACCCGGGTCTATGATTTCCGCCTCCCGCTGGATGCTGTCAACAAACGCCTGATTGGCCATGTGCAGCGCTTAGATGATGAAACGCCCTGGCCAACGCTGGACAATGTAGGGCTGCACTTCGGCAAGGGCCTGCACCTGTGGCGCATTGGAAAGCTAAAAGTGCGAAAGGCCACAAAAGATGATTGCACCGTAAGTTTTCATACCGATGCCGGGGACGTGGCCACGGCCATCAAGGATAAAAAATTAGCGGATTACGACCTGGGCACTGCGGCCGTAAACTTCCAACCCGAGCTTACCTATCCGGATGTAAATTATACTTTTTTCCCTGTCAAGAATGCCGATTTTTACGGGGATGCCAACCCCGATTATCTGGGGTATGTCAATTATTACGACCAGGGCGCGTTTGGCACCAACACCTCGGCCAATAACCATACGCTGGTCCCTTACCCCTTTTTGCTCTACATCCTGAACCGTTTGTTTCAGCAATTGGGCTATTACGGCATTACCGGAAGCTGGACACAACAAACCGATATCCGCTCACTGGTAATTTACAACACCCAAAGCCTGGACCGCATCACGGGCGTGCTCAACCGTTACGCTTCCTCATTCAAATATGCCGACCACATGCCAAATATTTCCGTAGGGCAGTTCCTGGTGGCCCTGCAAAACCTGTTTTGCATTGGTTTCTTCATCAATCCCATTACCCGGATGGTCCAAATAGAGCCACTCTCAACGATTTTAAAGGATGGTGGATACAAAAACATCACATACATGGCCGGGCAGGCTTATGAGAAAGGAAACCGCTATGAAAACGGCTTTTCCCTGGCCATGGGAACAGACTCCCGGGACGATATGTACAACCAGCGTTCCACGGCCCCTTTTAGTTTCGCTATTGATGCAGGCGGCAATGAGTTCCACACCGCTGCGGGCACCCTCTTTGAAACCAAACACCAGGACACCATCAACACCAACCGCACCTGGACCATTCCGGAGGCCGCCCAAACAGGAAACTCAGCACCCTTTGAGGTAGAAGGCGATTATGGTTTACGCCTGCTGTTTTACCGTGGCCTGCAAGCCGACAGCACCGGAAACGCTTACCCCAGGGGCAGCAGTGAAGGCACGGAAATTGCCCTACGCTACGACACAGGCAAGGGCTTGTACGTGCAATCATGGCAAGCCTGGCTGGACTTTCTCAGCCGTACCGTGGCCGTAGAAACCCAAATGCAGTTCCCCATAAAAGATTTTATGGAGCTGGACTGGCAGAAAAAAATCATGCGGTTGTACCAACGGTATTTTTTGGGCGAGTACGCTTTTTCGGTCAACATGAAAGAGGGAATCCAACCGGCCAAGGTTACATTGTTTCGGACTAATTTGTAATAATATGAGGCGTTTGTTAAATGATTTTTTGTCTATGATTTTCGGGCAAAAGGAATACTCTGTATTTGAAATGATATTCATTTATTCTTTCCTTATTTGCTTGTTCATAATATTAACCATGGCACGTGTATGAGCAATCCTGAAAAAGTCCTCAAACAATCAGCCGATGAATGGTTGAAAATTGCGGTAAAGGAGATCCGGACCCGCATCAAAAAGCTCCGCGTACATGAATCCGGCGAGCTGTACCGCACCCTGCACGGCAGCATCCACGAAATATCAAAAGGCGACCGCTACCGGGCTGCCTTGCTGTATAACTATTACGGCATCTTTCCAGATATTGGCGTGGGCAAAGGCGTACCCAAGGATGAGGTACGCCTTCAAAAATTGCTGCAGGGTGGCCGCAGGGCAAAACCCTGGACCCGGGCAGTGGCCCACCAATCCCACCGCTTTGGCGACATTATGCGGGATGCTTACGGACGATTTGCCTCTGAGGCCATTGCCGGTAGTTTACAGCGCAAGGTGGTTATCGATTTGTAACCCGCCTTTCATTCCCAGCTCTTTTTTTGGTTTTCCAGTTTTAGCTTTCTAAAGAGGCATTCCGCTTCCGTTCCAGTCCAAAGGGTTTCTTCACCTTTCACCAGCCTGTGGGTTTCCATAATGGATGGGCGATAATCCCTTGGAATAAGCAGGATTACATATTCGTGGTTTTCCATGGTCGTAAAATTTTTTGGCAGTATTCCTAATATTGTCGTTTCCCCCTGTATCCACAAGGACAGCCTTGTCCTCGTGTATTCGGTTTTGATTTGTGAATTTTAGGGCATGGCTAGTTCCGAACAACGAAAAATTGAGATCATTGCCGATGGCAAAAAGGCCAATGCCAGCATCAAGGAGATGAAGGCAACGGTCGCCCTGTTGAATAACCAACTGGATAAGCTACCCGTCGGCACCAAGGAGTTTGTAGAGAAAAGCAAAGAGCTGAAGAAGGTAAAAGGCAAGTTGTCTGAAGTACAGCAGGAGGCCAAAGGTTTGAAAAAGGCGACAAGCTCCCTTACCGAAGATTTTGCACAATTTGTTCCCTTTGGAGGTACGCTGCTCGCCATTAAAAACAGGTTTCAGGGGGTAACCAGTGGCGTAGGCGGGGCCATTAAGGGCATGAAAGGTCTGAAAGGGGCCATCATAGGCACTGGCATTGGTGCTTTGGTGGTTTTGCTCGGCTCCCTTGTACAATGGCTCACCTCCACCCAGTCGGGCATGGACGCTGTAACCGCAGTTACCCGCCCGCTCAGTGCCATTTTTCAGAAAATGATCGGTGTAGTGCAGGAACTTGGCGGCTCTGTGTTCAAGGGGCTGGCGATGATCATGAATGGCGACATCAAGGAAGGTTTGAAAACCCTTGGGGATGGGGCCAAAAATGCTGTTACAGGTACTGTAGATGCCATAAAAAGTGGATATGAAGCAGGCACCCGCCTGGACCAGCTCACCAAACAAATAGAGCGTTCAGAAATAGAACTTACCACCCGCCGGGCAGAACTCAACGTAGAATACAACCGCAGCAAGGAAATAGCCCAGGACCTTTCTAAATCAGAACAGGAAAGAATACAGGCCGCCCGCCAGGCCCAGGCCGCACAAAACGAATTATTAAGTTTAGAGCAGAATTTTCTCGACAAGAAAATTGAGAAAATGGAGATGGAACATTCCCTTAACGATACCTCCCGGGATGATCAACTGGAGCTGGCCAGGCTGGTAGCCGAACGCACCCAGTTTGAAGCAGACGCTGCCAAGAAAAGGGCCAGCGCCCGCAGCCTGGAAAATACCGCTGCCAGGGAGGCAGCGGCCGAACGTGAAAAACGCCTGAAAGAAGAACAAAAACAGGAAGAGGAAAGGGTAAAAATAATATTGGCCGAGCGCGAAAAACTTAATAAAGCCTCTCAGAAGCTCGAGCAAAACATCCAGGACCTCCGTATTAGCCTGATGGACGAAGGGATCGATAAAGAAATTGCCGGGCTAAACGTGGCCCATGAACGCAAAATAGCTGAGATAGAGCGGCACAAAGACGAGCTGTTGGCCAATGAAGCCCTTACTGAAGAAAAACGGATCGAACTCCTTGCCAATTTCCGTGAGCAGCAAGACTTGCTTGAAGAGGAATACAAATCAGCCAAAGCCGAAGCCGAAGAAGAAGAAAGGCAGGAAAAATTTGAAATGGACCTGGAGCATATGGAAGAGGAGGATGCGGTCAAAAAAGAGTTGATAGAACAACAATACCTCCAGGCAATGGTAAGCGAGGAGGAACGCGATCTGGCTATGTTGGACCTGGAGCAAAGCACCCTGAACGCCCGTCTGGAAATGATGCGCGAAAACGGCACCCTCACCGAAGCCGAAGCACTGAGCATCAGCAACCGCCTGGCTCAAATTGATCAAGAAAGAACTAAAATTGCAGAAGAAGAGGAAGCAAAACGCCAGGAAAAAATCAAGGAATTGCGCCAACAGGGATTGGATATTGCCCGGCAGTTTGTTGATTTTCACACAAATTTAATCCAGACAGAAACAGATGAGCGTCTGAATGCTTTGGATAAACGCATTGAGATTTTATCTGCAGACGAGGAAAACCAGGAGAAGAATGCCCAGGAAATTGCCCGCCTGGAAGCTGAGAAGGAACGCATCCAGCGGGAAGCAACCAAAAAGCTGCAACGCATTGAAATTGGCAAAATCATCGCTGCGGGTATTGCTGAGGTTCAGGCCATTTGGCGGGGGGTGGCCACCTTGGGGCCCATTGCCGGGCCTATCGCAGGAGCGCTCCAAACTGCTTTGGCCATTGGGCGTTCTGCTTTGGCAGTCCGTAAGGTAAAACAGGTGCAGTATGCCCAGGGAGGTTTCACGGGGCCGGGCATGTGGGTGGATGGACATGGCCACCTCATTGACAACACAGGGGAGCGGGTGGCCGGTGTGGTGCACCACAATGAGTATGTTGTACCCCGCACTATGGTGGAAGACCCACAGTATGCCAATGTGGTAGGTTGGTTGGAAAGTGAACGCACGAGACGCTTTGCTGATGGTGGTTTTACCGGGGCTGCGGCCTCAGCTGGTGGTGGGGGCGGTGCAGACCCCTCACAGGCCATGCAGGGCATGATGCAGGCTTTCCTTACCTACGCCAACAAAGTGGATGCCTGGCCACGCACCTTGCGGGTCAACAATGACCCCCGCGATATTCAGGCGGGATTACAGGTAGTTAATGAAGTCGATCAGGATTCTGATATTGCATGATAGTAGAACCAGACATATACCCCATAAATAAGGAGTTGTTGTTGATCACTGACCCGTACATTTACGAGTGGCGGATCCATGGCGAACGTTTCCGGATTGTTGTGCCTCCTTATTTTATGTTCAATGCTTCCTGCATTCCCCCCGTGCTTACCTGGTGTACAGGCATCCGCTGGCAAGACCACCTCGGGGCAACTATTTTGTATAGCTTTCTTCATGCCCAAAAAGGTGAAATGTACGGGGCGCACCAAATATTTGTCGACGAATCACGAACCTGGAAAAGCCTGTACGGCCGTTGGTACCGCACCGAGGCCAACAAACTGTTTTGCCGAATGCTCAGGGAAGGAAAAGTACCTAAAAAAAAGAGGCATCTTATTTACAAAGGATTGCATATTTTTGGCGGTAGCAAATGGTGATTTTTTTCTTTTACCTGAATGCAATTTTTTTCAAATTTTAACAGCGTATGTTTTGGCCTTCAAAAGCCTGTGTTTTTTTGCATATCTCTCTGAAATTGCTTCCAAAATGTATGATGAACATGAAAACCTTATTATTGGTATTGCTGGTGAGTACGGGAGTGTATGCCCAGCAATCCTTTGAGCTGGATCCGGAAACCGGACAGCTCAAAGCCGAAGCAGTTGTGGAGGTGGCTGGCACTGAGGCTGGAACCCTCCATACAAAAGTGTATGATTGGTTTGGGAAAGCCTTTGCCCATCCTGATGAAGTAATTCAGTCGAATTCCCCCAATGGTATCCGTGGGCGGTACATCCACCAGTATACCTATATGATGACCGATGTTGATTTTTACCATGATATTTCTGTAGACGTCAAGAATGGTAAATACCGCATTGTCATTACCAATATCCTTACCCGTGCTGGTGTAGATATTACCGAGTATGTGTATAAGAAAAATGGCAACTTACGTGGCTCAACGTCCAAACTGCAGGCAGAGCTGGACGCCCATTTGTCGGGCATGGTTGAAGGGCTAAATAAAGCGGTTACAGCTAAAGATGATTGGTAGGAAAAAATCCCGGAATGAACCGCCCAGCGGTCCGTCCGGGATTTTTTTTGCTAAAAATTCAAATGTGCCGTCTCCCTGGCAATCTGTTGTTCAGATACCTCCACGTAATAACTTTGGGTAGTACGTGTATTAGAATGGCCATACATGCTGCTAATTGCTTCCAAACTTACCCCATGGTTTAGCAGGATATTACCAAACGTTTTACGGCCTACATGGGTGGTCAGCGGCTTTTCTATGCCCGTAATAAAAGCCACTTCTTTCAGGTAGGCATTATAGTTTCCATTGCTGATCTGTGGCAATTGCCAGTTAAACGCCTCTAGGATTTCCCGGGCTTTTTGAAAGAGAGGTATTACACACTGGGCTCCTGCCACTTTCTGACGGTCAGCATATATCCATAGTTTTCCATCCACACCCGGGCGCACCCAGTGGCGACGAAACCCCCGCAATTCCGCATAGCTCAGGCCAGTGTAGCACTGGAATACAAACAGCCTGGCCACCTTGGCCAGGCGAAAATTCGCAAACTCATGATTGGCAATTGCCTCTAGTTCTTGCTCATCCAAATACACTTTTATACGGGGAGGCAACTTTTTAAACCTATAAGAGAGCAAAGGGTTATGGTCTACCAGGTCCATTTGCACCGCCAAATCCATTACCTGTCGTACAAATCGTAGAATTTTGTTGGTATGGCTCTGGTGAAAATTCAGCTCATATTTGAGGTAATCTTCAAAATTTGCCAGAAAGTTGATAGTAACCTCATGGCAAAGCCTGTTAGGGTCGCCCAGTTTGTCCAGGTACTTTACGGTATGCCCCATGCGGGTTTCGTAATTCTTCACAGTATTTCGTGCTACCTTCTCTTTTTTCTTCCGCTGCATAAATACATTCATCACCGCAAGCAAAGTCTCAGCGCTTTTTACTTTGCCTGTATAAATGTATTTTATCAGCTGAGGGGTGATCACCTGGTCACGACGCTCCAGGTCATTACAGATGCCATTAATATCAGCCCTGATATTAAGCAGCTTCTCATTCCACGATTTTGTTAGGTTATCATCTCCGGCAATAAAGCCAAAGCCTTTGGGGTACCATTGTTCCGGCTGTACCCAGATGCCGGTAGCAAATTGTGAGGGGCGTTTTCCCTTTACTTGAATTTTTGCGTAAATGGGAGCTTCCCCAGTTGGCCGGGCCTTTTTCTTGGCCAGCCAAAATAGGAGATTCATGCGATACTTTTCATAAAGTAAATGATTTTGAGTATAGGTGAATAAATTAGTCCGCCAATTTACTCAAATGAATGTAAAAATAAAGCCCAAATAAGGAAATTTGGGCTGGTGAGCTGTGTTTCAGTACACCCGGAAGGATTACAATCCTAAACCGAATGTACTGAAACACAGCCTTATGCAGCAGGTTTTGCTGCCAGGTTACTGAACCCGTTAACGCCCTGAATCAGGTTATTAACAGCGGCTCTCCATTCAGTAACCCTATACTTTCCCAGTTTCTTTGGATCGATGAACCGGAGCAGTTCTACAATATAGCGGTCTTTTTCCAGTAATTGTCTGTCCTTTTCAGCCAACTGATCCCGTAAAAGCTTTTCTACTTCACTGCCAAAAGCTCCATTGTCAACAGGTTTATCTAAATATTGATTGAACATTTTTCCTTTACCTGTCATCAACCAATTCGCATTTACATTCAATTCAATGGTAAGTTTTTTGAGCAATTGACTACTTATTCCATTCTTTCCCTTTTCAATCATAGAATAAGAACCTTGCTGCATACCAAGCTTGCTCGCAAATTCTGATTGGTTAAGCCCCAAATTCAAACGTATTTTTTTAAGCCGACCATTAAAATCTTTTTCCATAATATAGTTGTTTATCGATTTATATAGTTTTTAATTTGAATTTATAATCATTACACATATATTAGCTATAATTTTACATAAATATATATATTTTAACATGTAAATCCACAATAAAATGGCATTACCTAAAGACAAAAAGTTATTGACAGTGGCTATGCCAGCTTGGAAGATGAGAGCCATAAAAAAGCTAAAGCAGAAAAGAGCCATTAATTTATCTCAATTAGTAGAAAATTTTCTCACCGAATACTTTGGTGAAGACCTTGAGAAATACGGGGATTCAGAGTCAAAAAAAAATCCTGATTTGTTTAAGGTGAATAGTTAGAGGAAATGAAAATGTGCTTATGACAGAAGACATTAAAAAAGGTACCGAAACGACGGCCGCTACAACTACTGATGACATCGTCAAGGCCATGCACCAGGCAGGCAGCCGCATAGCAACAGCCGAAAACCGTTTGAAGCTGGTAAATTTTTGGCTAAGGCAAAAACTCTCAAATGAGAAATGGATGAAGTGGGCCAGGGTGCGCGATGAAGAGCTGGCCATCATAGAACGCTGCCAACAGCAAATTACTGATTGTAAAAATAAACTCAATAGCCATGGAACAACAGGAGTTCAAGAACATCATTGAGCGCAACATTATGATTAGCCCTGGAGAGGTAAAAGTGAATGTAAACCGATTGAAGCAGCTCAGGAGAACGATGGGCATGAGCAGGTACCAGAAAGAAAAGCTAGATAAACTAATCCGCACCTATGGGGACCAGAAATAAAAAAAACCAGCAAGTTTCAGCGGGCTGGTTTTTAGTGCAATCGCTTCGGCGATCCATAGCCATAACAAAATAACTATAAATGATATGAACAAACTTACCAAAAATATCACACGAACGCTACAAAACTTACATATTAATTTTTTGTTGATATTAAGCTGTGCTTACAGTATACGGGCGTATAGCGCCCGTTTTCAGGAGTTTACTTTTACTTTTTTTGATAAATATTACATGTAAATAAGCCCGGTATCAGCTATATGCTATCCGGGCTTATTTCGTAAATAATAATTTTTAACCAATACTAACTAAAACCATGAGAACAACACGGGCACCTTAAAAGGTTTCAACTATACCCAAGCTGCCCCAGGTGAAGGACCAGATTCCGAAACGGTCCGATTATGCATTAAGCCTGGCTAAGCAAAAAACCTATGCTTATAGGTATGCAGATTTCCCAGAGAAAAGGCTGCATTTCATACCCGAAAAAAACAGGAAAATATTTCGGGGCAGGAGGCGTATGCCCTAATCAAAAATTTTTTTTGATTCAAGAAATCCAGTTTTCTTTTAGAGCGAACTGCATCCTTTTTAAAGGAGTTTACAAGCCATTAGAAGTTTCTTGTTTCGAAGAAACCTTTAAAGACTTTAAAAGTTAGGAGAAATCGCCAAATTTTTCGCGGACTCGTCCGCTTAACACCTAAAACGAAATTTAATGTCATCAAGAAAACAATTTTCATTCACCAAAGCCCCTTTTGATAAGGAGTATTCTACATATATTCAGGTTATCAAATTTTGCACAGGAAAAGAAATACCGGGTTACTCTAAAAAAGTAGGCTTTCTGGAAACCGTAGACCCAGTGAACTGCCTCACTAATTTTATTTTAAGAATGTATGTTGGTGGGTATTTGAGGCCCAATGGGAATATCGATCCAGTGAATGAAATAATTTACTCTCTAAACAAAAACCCGTACACCTGGATTGTTACCTGTACTTACGATTATTTTGACCTAAACCCTGAATATCTCCAGGAAACCCGCCTGGTGCATTGGCTCAATGCTTTTTATGAAGATATTGAGGCAAAGAAGTCATTAGACTTTATCCAAAGAAAGTATCACCGCAGGGGCAGGGAAACGCCATATAATGAATTGGATGTAAACGGGCATTATTTTACAAACCCTTTGCACCTGGGCAGGCACGTTCAGAAAATATTGGAACGAAACCGTTACCCCATGGGCCATGTAGTTCATTTTTATCAGCAATGCAAGCAAAAGTATTTTGAGCAGTATAACTGTGAAAAGGCAGACCATCTTGTAAATTCTATTGTTCAACGCTTAAATAAAATATAGCCCTATGGATCAAGAAAAACTTGAATGGACACCACACTGCATAGATGAAGTGTTAATACAATTTCATGAAGCAGTTCGGTTAAAGGAACTTGGTATGACCCAGGAGTCTTCGTTCTACTTTTTGGCGAATGATAATGATGAATGGGATGATGATGAAATTCCATACTTACCAAAACTTATCACTAAAGAGGATAAGGTAAAATATTTCTCAGATGACTTATATGCAGCGTTTACGGTAGGTCAAATAAAAAGTATCTTACCAAAAAACGTTAGTCTGATTTTGCTTCCAAAATCGGTTGATTACTGGTTGATATTTGAATAAAATCTATAAAATCCCATGCCCTACCACCACCCCCAGTTCCATCCATTCTCTTTAAAAACAAACCGCTACGAGCTGTACGCCCTGGGCGAGGCCGTGGCCGGGTGGAGAGGGTATGTGAGGCAGGATGCGGAAAACCAGGTGATAGAAATTGAGAAATCTTTCATCCGGCAGTACCACCTCTCGGAGCTGAGCCGGAAAGTGATTGCCCGCAAGCTGATAGACCAGGCCGGCAATGAAAAGGATTTTCGCGTGCAGGTGAGTGCGCCCCAGCTGGTCACAGCCTGGGTGTGCTACCAGGTGTATGGGGAGTGCGGACAGCATTTGTCATCGCTCAGGGCTATTATGGCAAAGTTTGATAAGGAGATGGTCAACCGGCTCACAAAAAGGGAAATAGACTGCCTGGCTGGTGCGTCCTTATAGGTGTGGCGGAACGTTTGTACGTTTATAATTGAGACGACAAACCCTACTGCCATGAAAAAATGCAGAAAAAAAATGGGTGCGCTCACCTTCCTGAGGCATGTTGCACCTGGTCAACTTGAATTTATCCGTTTTGAGCGTGTTGAGCGTGTTGAGAAAAACATCTTCCAGGGGATTACCGGCTATGTGGAACTGGACGAAGACCGGATTGAACTATTATTTGATAGTATGGAGTATTGTGCTGAAAAAGAGTTTAAAGATTTGAAGGAACTGTTACAAGATGAACAACCAAATTTCAACCTCACATTTCGTGTTGACTAACTGGCTGGTGCTGCTGGTGTTTTGTGCCATTACGGCCCCGTTGGTAATACACACCTCGGAGCTGCTGCTGGCTGTTACCCAGTTCCATGCCTCTAACCCAATAGTGGCCAGGGTGTATGCTATATCATTTGGTGTGGCGGTGGACCTGAGCGCGCTGTTCTTCCGGCTCAACAAAATGGAAGAGGCCAGCAACGGTTTTGTGTGGGTGGTGTTCATTGTCAATTTCTTCTTTTTCAACCTGGATATACTGTTTGTGCAGCTCCCGGCAGCCGAAACAGGTATTGCATTGCTTATTGTCAAAATACTGATAGGTACGCTCTTTTCGGGCCTGTCGGCTTTCTTGGTGTATCACTGCTCTGAATTGCTGTACATCCGGTGGGAGGAGTATAAGGCCCAGGCTGAAATTGAGCATCAGCCAAAGCGGAAGCGTACCCGGACCCGGCGTGGAGACGCCCCCAGGGCAAAGCCAAAGCAGGTAATTACGAATGGCAATGGCTTGGGTAAGGATGCCAAAAAGCAGGCAGCCGAGCTGCGCAACCAGGGCATGAGTTATGCTGAAATAGCGCATCGCCTGGGTAAGGCGAAGAGTACGATACATGGATGGTTTTAATGTGTCAAATAAATAGAATTGAGATGCTACGCATAATTAAGCTAATACATGGATGGTGGAGATTATTTATAGGTGGTGTTTGTCCTGCATGTAATCATGATGCCCCCAAACTATATGACTGTGAAGTCTGTGAATACTATAAGCGCTTACCAAGATATAGAAGTCAACAGACGAAACAGCAAAAAAAAAGTGTTTGGCGCAGGTTTAAGCAAAAAGTAGAAAATGAACCCTAAAATAAATTAATGATATGCACCACTGCCCCTTTTGCGGAATGCCCTGCTATTGCTCTGGCGATATTGACGATGTAGAGGTGATGAGCCAGAAATGGGTTATTAATAACTGCCAATGCGATTGCGATTATTTTGAAGCGGAAGAAAGTTGGCAATGCTGCGCTGAATGCGATATACCCGATGCTTGTGCTGATTTTTGGGTTTGTTATAAATCGGACCGCCGAGCGGACAAATATTAAAGCCTTGCCAATCAACCTAAATGAATACCACCCCAAATGGCCCCTGATCACCCGCCTGGTGCGGGTACACCGGGCCAAAAACATGTGTGAGCGGTGTGGTGTGTTCAACCAAAGCGCCGTGCATTACTGGGGTAGGCATATTATAGATAAAAGCTCAGCCACTATCCTGTTCTGGTGGCTGGTGCGACACAAGGGATATACAGAATTGCAGGCGCAAAAGCGGGTGTGGGAAACCTACCGGGTCAAGGTAGTATACATCGTTTTAGCAGTGGCCCACCTGGACCACAACCCAGACAATAACCGCTTTGATAACCTGGCCTGCCTATGCCAGCGCTGCCACCTTCGGCACGACCTGGCGCAGCATGTTGCCAGTATCAAATACGGGAAAAACAGGCATTTAAACCAACTGGATTTATTTGCAGATGAAGAAACAATACACGGGGATCCCCCAGGGATGGAACACGGAGTTTTGCTTCCTGGATGACGCCGGGCGGCCATACAAAGTTGCTGGGAAGCTCGGCAAACCCTGGCTGTTTTGCTGGGATACCGACCACTGGAAGGCACTGTATGAAATTTCAACAGATGTGATGCTTTCTTATCAGCGCAATACCATGCCTGCAGAGAAAGCGAAAGAATATGAGGAGCGGCATGAGGAGTGGATGGCTAATTAATACGTTGCAAAATCGCAACTATATAATTAGCTTTGGGTATGGACACAAAAAAAATTACCCTGGAGTGGATACATGAGCGCTTGCAGGAAAAAGGGATGTCGCGAGCCGACCTGGCGCGGGAGCTGGACGTGAACCGGGCAGCCATTACCCGCCTGTTCAATGGCCAGCGCAACCTGGACCGGATTACCCAGCTGGCCATTTACTATATTCTTCATGAAAATAATAAATAAAACTGTTGCGAATTCGCAACAAATTACTTATCTTTACATATCTCAAATTTAAGAAATATGTTTACGATAACGATTTTATTAGTACTGGCTGCAAGTGTGAATATGGGTTGTTTGATTTATAAAATGGAAAAATATGGAAAGTAAAAATTTTCAGGAATGGGCCGAGGATATGATAAAGTACCTGGCCGATGACATCAGGGAAACCAAAAAGCTCACCAAAGAAACCAGGGCATTGGCCGTAGAGACGAAAAAGCAAACCGATGAGCTAAGGCAACAAACCAGGGAGCTAAGGGAATTGGTGACGGTGGCAGTATTACAGAGCCAGCGCCCCTGGTGGAAGAAGCTTTTTGGAATATCATAAAAAATAAGCCCTGGTAAGGTAGTAACATTACCTCCAGGGCTTTTTATATACAATAAACGATTGGGCAATGATAACACAAAAATCTTGCCCGAGTACAAAAAAAAGCCATAGGACAAAACCAAGAAAATTTGGGTAATTGGCTGAGTAATGTTAGACAAGTAACATTATGTAAAAAAAACAATTCCAAGAAACGTAAGTATTTGTAAAAATTAGGCCAACTTAGAAATATACAACAAAACTACTACTATAGCCAATGAAAATAGCGATAGACAAAAAGCTAAGAAACAACGAATTCCAAACTATTGAGTTTGATGCTGAAAAGGTAAAATTGACCAAGACATTTTTAAATAAAGCTATCAAATGGTCGAGCAGCCGCTATGAGCCATGGAAAAAAAAGGATGTGGTGGAGCATATTTATAAGGCCATGTCAAACGAAGGTGCGGAAGTGATATCGGAAGGGTGGCATGAAAAAATAATAACCCAAAAACCCAATGATTTATTCCATTCAGGTAGTTATTGCCAGTCTGGCAGCCTCACCAGGCATGGAACTTACTATGTAGACTATGAGAAAAAAGTCTTGCTTGATATTCAAGATAACCATTCCGGGGAAATCGTAAAAATTCATAAAGCATATACCTTTATCTAATCATGGCAAACTTCAAAGTAGGTTGCTCACCTTTAACGAGTACGATTTACGCTGGCCACGTTTTGAAAAATGGAATGTGGGGGGCTAAAAAGTATGATGTTACCGATACAGCCCCGGCAGCAGTAGCCCAACATCTTTTACAAAAGCAGGAATGCATAGAGTTTTCTTATCAAGATAAAAGGTATAGGCTAGAGGTGGTTGAAGTAGAAGAATAATTCACTGCATCATGGAACTACTCAATAAATACTACAGCCTAATTAAAACATTCCCAGAGGCTGTGCAAATTACGATTTTTATTGTGGACGGAGTTATCATTTGCGTATTGCTTTACCTTCTTTTCAGGTTTTTTGTATATGTTCTTAATATGATTTAAAATCGATTTGACCGACAATATGATAGTAATTGAGAGAGAAGAAATCAAAAAAGACCCGGTTTTCCGAAAATTGCACGAGCACATCAAGGAAAACCATCAGGTGGCCCCGCATACCAGGAAAGTACTGCTGGAGCACAAGCATGTGAAAGACTTCTGCGAGGAGGCCAGGTTTTACGTTCAGCTGGGTGGCGAAGACCGCGCGGCGGTCCGCCCAATTTACTTTCACTATGACATTTCAAGCTGGTACAAACACCCCGACCAGGTTGTTATGAGGGTGGAGTCAATCGGATTGTATGAAGACTTCCTGGAATATGAAACCGCCAGGTTGAAAGGAATACACTCCACAAATGAATCCACAGGCGGGAATTTAAATTAATCAATGACAATGAATAGAGAAGAATTACAAGCCTTTAAAAAATGGTTTAAAAACAGATACCCAGGCTACAGGGTAGTTTTACATCCAAATTATGTAAGGGAATGGAAACGCATGAAATCGGACAGAGCCGCGGACAGTCGCCGAGTGGTAATTAAATCAACCAAATTAAAGAGTGAGATCAGGTGCCCAAAATGTAACAACCTGGCCAATGGTGCAACGAACTGTGAAAATCAAACTCCCGACCCGGGAAGCCTCGTAGTTTGTGCCTACTGCCTGCACCTTGGCAAGTACATAACAGTACCTAATATGCCCAATCGCTTACAAATTGTTTCGCTTACCAATCAGGAAATTGAAGAGCTTAAGGAAGATGAGGAAGTTTGGCAGAATATTCAATTTCATATAGAGATTGCCAAAAAAGCTTTGCTAGCCAAGCAAACAAAGTATAATTAATCCTGATAAGGTGGTTGATATTTCTGATAAAGCGGAAACTCCATATTTTTTTGATGTACGAGTGTTTTTTGGTAATTTCCTGCGTAATTTCGCTTTACTACTTTTTAGCGTATGTCAACTGTAAAAATTTTTATTCCCGTAAAGCCCCATGTGAAAAATTACGTGTGGAGTGAATATGGGAAAAAAGTAATACCACTGGACAGGCCCCACATTTGTATAATCCAGAATAAGCTGCTGGACTTGCTCACCCGTCCGCAGCGCTTTTACCGTTACGAATTGGGCAGCCAATACACTGAATCGCTTTCTTTTGACCTCTCTCCCTGGATTTCAGACACGGCCGGTATAGATATTACCCCCGATAAGGTCATGGCCTTTAACAGCTTTGTTGAGATGTGCATCCGTGAGCGTTTGTTTATCTTGCTGGACACCCTGCGAGAGATGGAGGAGGTAAAGATTAAAGCGGTAATTGATACCTACATTGACCATAACAATTTACTGGAGGCCGGCATTAAATACGATTCCCTCAAAAAAGCCTACTACCGATACCGCCTTTCCCAGACCGACCGCCGAAAGTCCTGGCAGATCCTTGGTGAATTGAATGTCCCTGGGTATGCCCGAAATGTTGTGTAATTTTCTGCCATGTATGGCTTTACACAACAGGTTTCACGCAATAATGGTGGAATAAACCAATTTTTCTTTACCGATGCGGATACTATCCTGAAAGACCCCCGCCCCAGGCATGGGTTACAGGCCACTTCACTGGTGGTGGAAGAAATTCCGTTAATACCTAACGCTTTTTGGTACCAGGCCAAAGTAACCAAGTTTACCTTGCGCTACCGCCTACGTGTACGCAATACCCGCCACGGCGTAATATATCGTCATGCCCTTGAGGGGGCACTGGGGAAAATGCGCCCCGAATCCCTGGAGTTTTTCAACCAGTTCCGCCACCGCAAGTGGGTGGTGGTGTATCTGGACCGAAACGGGCTGCTTGTGATGGTAGGCAGTAAAAAATACCCGCTTGAGTTTGAGTTCTCAGCCGAGACGGGCCGCCAGGTGGCCGACCTCAACGGATCGGATTTTGAATTTGCCGGGGAAAGCAAGTACCCCAGTTGGTTTTACCATGGGAACCTATACGATTACCTGGCCACCGACACCACCCCGGACTTTGGGGATGTTGGCGTGCAACCCAGGGTGCTGGAAGATGGTGTAACGATTAGAATTATAGAATAATGAGTACACAGTATAAAAAGGATTCTCAACTACCCACCCGCCTTGATCTTACCCTGCAAGATTATGTTACCCTGCTGGCCGAAGGCAGCAACTGGAAAGGCCAGCTCGGGGCATTTGTGCAACTGGTGGCCGACAACCTGCCCGAGCGTGCCGATAAACCGTATTGGCTACAAGTACCGGGCTATTCGGTAGATGAGCCCAACCAGCTGGTTGAGATAGAAGCTGGGGGCAGCGCTCAGTACAATGCTACTTCAAACACTGTTCCCCAGGCGTCAATACCCTACGCCTTGGCGGCTTCCGGGAAGGCCCGCTTTGATGCGGTGGTGTTTGATACCATTCATGAAATATGGGAGCTGGTCACTGGCACCGAGGAAGATAACCCGGTTACCCCGGCTTTTAATACCAGGGATAAGGTTTTATTGACCTACCTGTTTATTGATGAAACCGGGCTGGAGCCACAGACACCCCCCAACGACCATGTGCAGAACACCGACCAGTATTTAGATTTTGGCGGTGGCAACCAGGTAAGTGCTGCGCTGATCCGCAACCTGATGGACCGGTATGCTTCGCACCACAATACATTGGTGGATTTGCAACAGGCCGTACCTGTGGGTACGGCTGGCCAGTGGGCAACCGTTGGGGATGATACACAGGTGTACACCTGGTCGGAAACTGCTGGCGACTGGCTGCCTACCCAGGCCGAGGCTACCGCAGTAGGGTATCTGTCTTTTTGGGTTAATGGCGACCTGGACACCGTGCCTGCGGGGTTCGCTGTGGTGGAAGGCCCGCTGAACATTACCGATGAAGAATTTTCCCTGGCATCCGGTATTACCTCACTTTCCTATGAGGTGGCCGTGGATGCAGCCAGCCCTACTTTTAGCATAGAAAGCGACTTGGCCGCGCTCAATACCTGGGTGGATTCCAATGTAAGCACAGATACCACCAAATGGCTGATAAGGCCAATTCCTGACGATGTGAATCCCGGGGAGCACCAAATTAAATTGCAGTATGAGTAACCTTGTTGGACTATCTAGCTTGTATGCCCGCCGTGCACGGTTGGCTTTTGATTCCATGCTTTCTTTTAATGGGGTAGACCAGTATGTGGATTGTGGGGTGAATGATAACGTGAAAAATGCGGTGGATTATGATAAAGATTTTTCGATCAGTTTATTTATTCACATTACACAAGTTGAAAGTGGAGTATCACTTCGCTTACTAAGCCAGTTTGATGTTTATTCTGGCGGTAACAGCAGGGGCGTGAATATGTTCATAAGTTATATAAGTGGAAATGAATATGCAATACATTTATTGATTGCGGAAAGTTCAGGAGCGGCCAATAGTCGTTATTTTGTAAGAGTAAACAAAAATTTTAAAATTAATAAAATATACCATGTAGCAGTAAACCATTATGGGGCATCTTCTTCAGGGCAATGGTTTATTAATGGTGTAAGCGAAAGTAGCTATGTAACGACAAACGGCGTTGTAGACGCAAGTGTGCAAGTGGATAATTGGCCTTTGCGCTTTGGTATACCTACGTCTGCAAGCTCTTGGAATGGGAATATAAACTACCTCACCTTTTTCAACCGCACCCTTACTGAAACAGAAATACGCAGCATACATCAGCTTGGCGGGGTATTGCCGGAAAGCACGCATGAAGCTTGTGTAGGGAATTATGTTGCCCAACCAGGAGCTAGGAAAATGTGGGATGTGGTGGGGCAGTATAATTATGCGAAGGTTACCCAACTGGAAGCCCACCACGGCCAGTTCATTAATTTTTCTGATGCTGAACTGGCAAAAACAGATACCTATACTTCGTCTGCTTATGTAGATTTGTACTCAAAGCAAACCTTTGCCCCTTTTGTGGATACTGATGAAAACGGGACTTATGATAGTCCTCTTATTGAAAAGAAAAGCCTTTTGCCCCCCTTGCAAAATGCTTTGAGGTTTGATGGGGTGAGCCAGTACCTGTCATTCCCTGCAAGCTATACCCCTAATACCAACGTGGGGCATATTTCAGCATCTTTTATTGGGCAGGATTTCCCAATAGACCTTTTCAATATTTTATTGGGTTCTATTGGCAGGGGAATGTCATTATTTGTTAATGGAAGTGGAGAAATTGAAACCCGTCTGGAATTTTCAGCAACGCAGAACAGGTCAAAGTACGCATTTCCCAACGGCCAAACTGCCACCGTTGAACTTAATACAATTAATAGCTTGGTGTGGGCTTGTGATGGCAGCAAATGGCTTGTGTACCTGAATGGTATCCTGCTTACTCAACTTTCGTCCATTGCCACAGCGAGGTATTTTTTTCAGGATTTAAGGCTTGTGGCTAGTTTTGGCAGCTTGGAAGTTACTATTGCATCGGTAAGTACAAACAATTACAGAAAGCAAATCATTCTTGATTTTCATTTGGGCGATTATTTGCCAACAAGGCAAGATGTAGCCGAGTGGCACAATAATAGCCTGTTGGGCAACTGGAAAGGCCAAGCATCTTTGAAGTACAACTTCAACCAAATCACAGACGATGCAGGAACTTACAAAATCTTAGACCAGTCCGGCAACGGCAACGATGCGGTACTGACCAACTACACCGCCAACCAGGCCGACCCCACGCACAAGGAATACCAGGCCATTCCCATTGAGGCACTACGGGATAACGAAACCCACTACGAAATCGCCAGCGATACCAGCACGCCTATAAGCCAGCAAATGACGCTGGAAGATGGCACAACGAACCCAACAGACACTTACATTTTTGATGGGGCTTTGCCCACAGGCGCAACATTGAGTGCAACCGGGCTAATTTCAGGCACGGCCAGTGAAACGGGTACTTTTGAATTGCTGGTAAGGTTGGTAGATGGCAGTGGCGGTTTTCAATACAAACGAGTGAAAATAACCATTACATAATTATGGACACATTTAACTATAAAAATTTATCGGTACAAGTTACTGTAGACTATGACACAAGAAAGCTGGAATATGAAGACCAGGACGGCATCATTATTCGCTATGTGATTGACCGCTTTGTGCCGGATTTGGTAAACAAGCGTATTCATGTGGGCTTTGTCCGCAGCATGATTGGAAAGGTTACCGGGCAAATTCTGAAAACGAAACGGGATGAGTACATTGAAATGAACTACCTGCCTTTTTACCACGTGGTGCCGCCCATCAGTGTGGGCGAGTTCTCCAGTAAGTCCATAATGAACGGCCTGATCAGGCGTCTGCCGGAGTTTGGCGGTGATGGCATGCGGGGCACGCCGGGTAATACTGTTATTTACGCTATGCCGTCTGGTGATTTCTTCCAACCTGTGGTGCTCAATGATGCTGCGGTTGTTAAGGCATCTGAAGAGGGTGCAGCTGATGGTGAAATTTCTGTTTCTGTAGCCAATGGCGTAGCGCCTTATCAATACCAACTGGACGGCAACACGCCCCAGGCTTCTGCTGATTTTGCCGGATTGGCACCCAGCACCTACACCATCCGGGTAACCGATGATGAAGGAAATTGGGCAGAGCAGGAGGTGATTGTGGGCGTAACGGAAGCCGTGGAATAACCCTTGTCCTTTTTATATGCTGCAATTGGATATTATTTAGCATTCAAACAATAGTGCTTTATGCAAAATAATATCCGTCAGTTACTTGCCATCGTACGTGGCCGATGGTTGATAGAACCTATTACGGCACAGGAATTACTACCCGTAGTGGCCGCCTGGCTACAGGGAGAAAATGTACACCAGCTCATTGGAGGCAATATATCCGCCAATGGAAGATTTGGTACAGTAAAGCCTCAGGCTGGAGAACTTACTTTTTTTGATAACCCGGACGAGGCCCCGCCCCAAAGCACGGGCATTGTGCGGGCTGAGGGGGTGCTTGAAAAAAATGATTTTTGTGGCATTCTGGGCATGGCCACCCTGGGCGACCGGCTGCGCATGCTGGATGAACACCCCAACATTGGTTCGGTGGTGTTGGTAACAGACACGCCGGGGGGCACGGTGGATGGCACTAAGGACCTGGCAGATACGGTGGCCGGCATGCGTAAACCAGTAGTTGCCTGGGTAGACGGCATGGCTGCCTCTGCCGGGTACTGGGTAGTGAGCGGTGCATCTGAAATCATGCTTTCAAACCAAACTTCTTTTGTGGGAAGTATTGGTACGGTGGTTAGCCTTACTGACTTTAAGCCTGTGTATGAAAAAATGGGCGTAAAGTTCCATACGGTTTTCGCTGAAGAAGCCTATGAGAAAAACCGGGACTTTTTGGAGCTGCTAAAGGGCAATTACAAACCCATTCAGGAAAACGAGCTCAACCCCATCAACGAAGTGTTTATGGATGCTGTGCGCAATGCCAGGCCATCGGTTAAAGATGAGGCATTGCATGGCCGCATGTTCATTGCCGAGGCTGCCATTGAAATGGGGCTGGCTGATAGCATTGGCACTTTGCAGCAGGCCATACATCGGGCGCAGGAATTGGCAAATGCTACCCAGCCCGACAGTACTTTTATTGCAAACCAAGTTTCATCAAATCATAATTCTAATTCTATGTTTACGAAAAATAAATTCCCAAAACTTACCGCCCTGGCCGGGGCAGAATCCCTCACTCCAGAGCTGGTGCAGGCAGTGAATGAAGAAATTGAGCAAATGGGTATCCAGGGGGTAACCTTGTTGCTTGATACCGAACTGGAAGCAGAAACAGAGCGCGTTGAAACCCTGGAGAATGAACTGGACACGGCAAGGGCTGCACTGTCTACCGCTGAGGAGAGGATAACAAACCTGGAGCAGGAAAGGGAAGCCTTGCAACAGCAGGTAGAAGAGCTGGGCAGCGAGCCGGGGGATAGCCACACCCAGCCGGGCAAACCTGGAGGCGATAATTATGGCACGCCTTCATCACAACAGGTGATAGATGATTTGCCACATAACAAGGCGCTGGACGGCAACCCCATTTTTACGCCCATCCAGGAAAATTAAAACCATCATTTTTTAATTCTATATAGCTTATGAATGTTGCAGATGTAATTACTGAATTTGGGGCGTACTACATCGCCCAGGGCCAGAACGAAAGCCGCATTGTGCGTACGCTCCGGGACAGGTCTGTTACGGAAGAATTGTTTACTTCCCGCATTACCGATGATACGGTGTACCGGGCTACACGGGCACAAATTGACCGATTGCTCCAGCCTTTTCAAAAGGGATGGACGCCCATCGGCACCCTAGAATTTACCCCGATTGCCATTACCCAGTACCCCATCAAAATGGATTTTGAGGAATACCCGGACGAGCTGGAGGCTACCTGGTTGGGATTTCTGGCTGACAATAACCTGAGCCGGGCAGAATGGCCGTTTGTCCGCTGGTTAATAGAAAAAGAGATATTGCCCCAAATGCACGAAGATTTTGAGAACAATGAAGTTTTTGATGGTGTGTATGCAGCGCCTACGCCTGGTACTGCAGGGGCTGCCGGAACGGCCATTAATGGCATTAAGACCATCCGGAATGCCCATATTGCAGGAGGTAGGATTACGCCCATTACCATGGGGGCATTTCCTGCAGCGCCCTCTGGGGATAAGTCTGTGGAATATTTGGTTTGCGAATATTTTGAGGACTTTGCAGACCAGATTAATGATAAATACTGGGGCTTGCCTATGGAGATTGCTTGCAGCCCATTGCGCCACCGCCAGTTTTTGAGGGGGTATGCTGCCAAATATGGTACCCATGCGGATTATACCAAAAACACCAACGCTGCCGTTGACTTCACCAATTTGCGGTTAAGGGGGCTGCCTTCGCACCGGGGGGCTGAAATTATTTGGTGTACACCCAAAGAGAATGCTATCCGGCTGATGAAAAAATCGGTGAACGAAAACCGGGTTGAAGTAGAAGGGGAGGACCGGAAGGTAAAAATCTGGACGGACTTTTATAAGGGTATTGATTTTCTGATTCCTGAAATTGTCTTTACCAACGACCTGGAGACCGTTTAAGCAGGTGTGTTAATTGTTCATTATTAATTACTAATTGTAAACCGTACTACTATGGCTGATGATAAAAACCCCCAGGAAAAAACGAAAGACCTGGAAGAAGAAAGCAAAAAATCAAAAGCTTCTGAGAAGGCTGATGATAAAAGTACCCAGGACAAAATGAAATCCCTGGAGGAAGAAAACAAAAAATTAAAAGCATCTGAAGAAGCTTTGCTAGAGGAACTGGAAACACTGCAAAAGCAGCATGATGAACAGTCCAAAGAGCTGCCGTTCCAGACAGTGAGCCATTCCAACAAAAAATACAAGGTGGCTGCCCGTAAGTTCCGCTACAATGGTAAGGACTATAAGGATGAGGAGCTGAAAGACCACCCCGATGTGATTAAGGCGTTGGTCGAAAAAAATTCCGGCATCCTGGTGCCCATGTCAAAAAAATAAAAACTATTGCTTATGTTTTCTTATCAAAACTTAGCCGGACTGGAAGGGAATACCAACCGGCCTGGCGTTAAAAAAACGGTATACCTGGCCCCATTGCGTGCTTTTGATGTAATTGGTGCGGTGGCCGACCCGGAGGCTGCCGACAATACCCGGATTACTGTGGCCACCGACCATACTTTTCAGGCAACTGAAGGGTTTATTAAGTGCTACACCACCGCAGATACAGGGCAGTTGCTGGCCGAATCTGTGGGTGAGCGGGACGGGCGAAACCATTCGGTGAAGCTTAATTTTTTCCATCCCGGTGCGAAAGCCGATGCGTTGGCATTTGCTGATGCTGCACAATATGATGAGTACATTATACTGGCAGAGACCCTGGAAGGTGATTTTATCCAGTTGGGAGAGGCAGACTTGGGAGCTGACATAATGAGTAATTTTGATTCGGGTACGCTCAGCTCTGGCCGTAAGGGGTGGAGCTTTACGGCGGAATATTTTGGCTCGCTGAAATTGTACACCGGAACCGTTACGGTGAAACCAGAAGTATAATTTCTAAATAACTAATCTTATGGCCAAATATTTCAAGGGGCTGCCTGAAAAGGTGGCCGCAAAATACGATTGCCTGATTGAGCCCACGGAAATTATTACCCGGGCCCCGCAGCGTGAGCGCGTTGACCTGCGCAAAATATCGGTTTCCAAGGCGGATGCGCTGGTAAAAAAAGGGGCTTTGCCCTTTTTGGTACCGAAGAACGAGCAGAAAAAGGGTTCGGAGGAGAAAAAATAGTTACTTGATATTTGTCCCTTTTCTTGACATGCTTTACAAACAGGAACTAGATACGATTATAAAGTACCTTGGCGGTGAAAAAAACTGGACAGAGGGCATGGCATTGTACCAGAAGTTTGGGAAAAATGAAGGTTTGAAAAGGATGTTTGAACGGATTGGTGATACCTCATACAACCGTTCCAAACTGATGGAGGAGCTATTAAAGTTAGCCCAAAAGCCACCCAAGGGAAAGCCCAGGATAAAAACGGTGAAATCGGTAACCCGTCCGGAGGAAGGAGACCCAAAGCCAAAAGGGCTGGCGAACCACCCAGAGGTGAAAAAGCTGTACCAGGAGCGTTCTATGCTGCATGCCCAGCTGATGCAGGTGCAAACGGAGGGTGAGCGTAAAGGGCACGCTTTTCGTATTTTGGAGCTTACAAAGCAGGTTGAGGATTTCCTCTATGGGCGGAAACCCCTGAAAAAGGATAAGGCGTTGCCCAAGGACCGGGCGGAAATGAAGCAACGCATTTTAAACAACCGGGGGTATATTTCCCGGTTTAAAGACCGGCCCGATAAAATTGATGAAGTTCTCCGGAGAAGGGTAGAAAACGACCAACTGGAGCAGTTGCTGAAAAAGAAGGAGAAATGAGGCTGAATTGGTTGACGGAAAGGCGAAAGCTGAGGGAGCTGGTACCGCTGGAAAATAATCCTTTTGGTAAAATATCGGTGGAGAACAAAGACCGGCTGCGCCAAAAAATACGGAAGCTGGGTATTTTTGAGATTCCCACCATTGACATCAACAACGAGTTGTTAACCTTCAACAAAAGGTATCATTTACTTTGTGAGCTTGAAAGTTTAGAATTTGAAATTGATGTGCGGGTGCCGGAGCGTCCGCTTTCTGATGGTGAGCGCAAGGAAATCATTATTTCTTCCAACATTCATGAAGGGGAATGGGACAAGCAAATCCTGGAGGAACTGTACACTGAAATAGACCTGGAGGATATTGGGTTGGATATTGGGGGAGTGGATGACCTGGTTGGCCAGCAGGATGATGCCCTGGAAGCCCTGGGTTTTGAAGATGGGCAGGAGCCGGAGTATCAAATCGTTCCCCGGTTTTCTGAAAAGTATGACGCTTTTGTCATTATTTCTGATAATGAAATTGATGCTACGCACGTGGCCGAGCTGTTAGGCGTGAAAAATGCCAAATGCTATAAAACCGAGCATATTGGACGTACCCATGTAATCCGCGCTTATGACTTTTTGGAACAACTGAACAAAGCTAAAAAACCTTGAGCAATCCCGTACAAATCGTAATACCATCCCACAAAAGGCCCGAGCGGGTACATACCATGCAGGTGGTGGCCGATGCTGTGATTTGCATACCTGAGAGCCAAAAAAAAGATTACGCCCGTTACTGGGGCGATGATGTGCTGGTAACCCATCCGGACTCTGTAGTGGGGCTGACAGCCAAAAGACAGTGGATTTATGAGCATTTCGGCAATGTGTTTATGTTGGATGATGATATTAGGGATATGAGGCGTTTGTACCCTTTAAAAAAGGCCCGTGTCCGGTCCCGTAATACGGCCAGGGATATAATCTACGCTACGGCTGATGCTGCCAGGCAGGCCGGGGCGTATTTGTTTGGTTTCAATAAAAACCCCAACCCTGCCAGCTACCGCAGCCATAAACCCATCAGTTTGACAGGTTACGTTACCGGCTGTGCGCATGGGTTGCTGGAGGGAAGTAAGCTGTATTATGATACCAATGTGGTGGTGAACGAAGATTTTTGGATATCTGCTTTAAATGCCTACCACCATCGGTATTGTTACAAGGATATGCGCTTTACGTTCATGCAGCAGCAGACCCACAAAAACCCCGGCGGCCTGGCGGAGTTCCGCAACCTCAAAACAGAGGAAGCGGACTATAAGTATTTGGTGGATAAGTTCGGCAAGGATGTAATCCGGCTGAAAGAAGACACCAAGCTGCGAAAGCGAAACCATCCTTTTGAAAAAACTATTTATTTGCCCTTCTAGTGTAGGTTAAGCGTAGCTTCAGACGCTGAAATGATTTTTTTTACCTGGTGCGGTGAGAGATATTTCTGTCATAGATGGAAATAATGGCCTACAAAGAACAAGTTAAAAAGAAACGAAATTTCTCAGACCAGCAGTACCGTGAGTTTGCCAGTAAGGTGGGCAAAAAGATTGCTTTTTCCCGCAAAATGAACATGCTGGCCAGGCATTACCAGGTGAGTATTTATAAGCTGGGGCCAGCGGTGGAACGTGCCTTTATGGAAGGTGGCCCGGATGACCCGGTTGTGCTTATCAGGGAATACCACCAACTTAACGACTGGAAGGATTTGGTAGGGAGCAAGCAATCAGTAATTGCCGACCATATCCGCCCTACCACCTGGAAGAGCTTTTGTCGTTTTGGTGACCGAAATTGTGCTACCCCTTCTTTGAAGCGGAATTATATTAATGAGGATGGTACGCCACTGGATGTGCAGGCGCTTAATATGAGCACCAATTTTACGGAAGTTACCACCGATGATCTGGTGGCTTTTATGGTGGACTTTCCGGAAGGGCCACAGGCTTACAGCGCTTCCATACAACAGGAGCACGAGCGATTGAGCGACCGCATGCGTGCGCTGGTTGGTTTTCCCTTATCCTACGATTTCGTGCATGATTTCTTTGATACGTTTTTCAGGCCATTAAACCCTTCGGATAATACAGAAGTGCCCTTTTAACAGTGTAGGATACGGGTAGGAAATCAAGTTGCTATGGTTTTTATCATCCGTTTTGGTGGGAGACATTTACAGTATAATCATTCAATAACTAAACAATAATACAATGAGAAATTTAATCGTAAGAGTACCCGACAATGTAAAGAAAGGTTACACATTAGAAAGCGTAGGCTATACAGTAACCGTGAAGTATGCTGGCAACCGGCTGGGCGAATTTCGTAAGCGTGGTAAGGAGTTTCATGCCATCAACCGAAAAGATGATATGAGGGTTTTTTCTGACCAGCTGAGTGCATTCCGGTTTATTAAACAAAAGCCTTCCAAATAATTGCCCAGGGGCGCTGCTTGCAGCGCCTTTTTTATTTTCACCTAATATGTTCAAAATGGAAAATATCAGAAAATTAACGATTGGTAAAATCTCAGTGCCCGGCAGCAATGCCATTGCACGTAAGCAAGTGCCTGTTCTTAGGATTCGTGGAAAATGGTTTGAGGAGGCAGGTTTTGAGGCTGGAAAGTATGCGTATCTGAGTGTACGGCAAAATCAAATTTTGGTGTCTGTATTTGATAGAAAAACCAAGGCAAAAGAAGAAAAGAGAAAGTTGAAAATTTCGTCTTTTGAAACCAGGAGCCGCTTTAGCAGTAGCCAATATCCATGCCTCACTATTAAAGGAAATTGGCTGTGCAAGCATGGTTTTGATATGCACATGCGTGTGGATGTACAGGTGCTACAAAACAGTATTGTTATCCGGCCACACAAGCGTAAAGCCTACAAATTTCTGTTTCCACCATACCAGGCCAAAAATTGTATGTTCTCCTATTTTCTGGAAAATGACCAGGCCGTGGAGGTGCGCTCCCGCCATACGGGTGAACTTTTGGGATTAGTAGAAAAACAGGAAGATGATTTTCTTACCATTAATGCCAGGGGCCTAAAAATTTGGTGCAACACAGAGGAGGCAGCAGTCAATTGGCTAATCAAGTGCAACAGGAATACCAAATCCAGGGCGAGGGAGAACCCCGCCCAGCTGCGCTTAATATAAAATTTTTCCTTATTTTAAATTAATAATCATAACTAATGACAAATTCAAAATACGAAATGATTACCTGCTCAGGCCACCAGTTATTGGAGGTGGCCTCAGCCTTTCAGAAATGCGTTCGGCGAGGGTATGAAACCCAGGCACTGTATTGGATGGTGGAAATATACGAAAGTGGCTATGATGAGTACCTGTGGAAGCGCATACGCATCATTTCCTCTGAGGATGTGGGGCTGGCCAACCCTAACATCCCTGCCAACATTCAGGGCTTGTATGCGGGCTATATTCAGCTAAAAAAGAAGAAAGACGAGCGCATTCGTCCGGAGCGGTTGTTTCTAACGCATGCCGTCTTAATGTTGTGCCGGAGCAAAAAATCAAGGGTGGTGGACCATGCTTTGATATACCACTGGCGCACCCATGACAACAACCCGCAGCCTATTCCCGGGTTTGCCCATGACAAACATACACAAAAAGGCAGGAGTGCCGGATATGGGTGGAAGCACTTTTTTGAGGAAAGTATCCAACTGGCAAACATGGCCATTGTGGATGGTGAGGAAGATTACAGGCAAAAGGCCATGATGTCTACAGAGTTTCCGGAAAAGCGGAATGGGAAGCCGGAAAACCTCAAAGAAAGGCAGAAACGTATTTTTGACTAATGTGAATTTTACATTACGAATGCATTAAAAGGGGCTTCAAGCCCCTTTTTCATTTTCATTATTTTGCAGTCCTTTGTTATTTTTAGGGTTTAAGCCGTATTTATATTAGGTATGAAACTTTTTAAAACTATGTCGGGAAAGATAAAGGCCACGGAACTTGATACCGTCAGCGACAGGATAGCCGCCTATTATACTGGGCTGATTAAAGAGGAAGATTTACGGGCAGGCGACCTAGAGCGCTTGAATAGGATGGAACGGCTTTGGAGCTTATTGTGCAATTTTCACTCTGCCGGCCAGGCTGTAAAAAAATTGATGCGGGACGAGGAGAATGCCGGAAAGCCCATATCCACACGCACTGCTTATGAGCTGTTGAGGGAAGCTACCACGCTTTGGGGGGATATTACTGTGGTGAATAGAAGGGGGCAATTGGCTATCATGAAAGAGTACGTAATGCAGGTATACCAGATGGCCGCAAAAGATAAAGACCTGAAGGAAATGAATAAGGCGGTATTTAACATGATAAGATTATCTGAACAGCAGGAGGAAATCACTGCTTTGGAAACTGAGCCGCATAACTTCGTTTTGGAGGTTCATTTTCACCAGGGTGATAACCAAAAAGGTCAACCCCGGACCATTCCCCTGCAAGAGCTGCACAAAATGAAGAAACAGGACTTTTACGAGGTAGTAGACGCCATAGAAGTGGAAGAGGTGGATACCCAGGTTATGGCAAAGATGCTGGACGATAAATACGAGGATGAACAAGGTACCGCTGAAATTTAATGTTCCCCAAAAGCGGTTTGTAGTCAACCAGCCCCGGGAATCTACCAACATTTGGAGCCGGGGAACAGGCAAGTCGTTCATCATAGCGTATTTGATACATTTGATTGTGGAAACCATGCCCCGGTCTGCCTGGCTGATTGCTGGGCAAACGTATCGGCAACTGCTCACCCGTACCCTGCCCGGTACCCTGAATGCTTTGAATAAATTAGGGTATGAGTATGAACGGGATTATTATATCCGCAAAAAACCACCCGCGAAGGTGCATTTTGAAAAGCCTTTTGAGGCCCCGCTTAGCTATGATAATTTCATCATTTTCCGCAATGGCACAGGTTTTCATTTGTCTTCCCAGGATGCTGGAGGTGGCTCCAGCAGGGGCCTCAATATTGATGGCATTATTTCGGATGAAAGCCTGTTGCTGGACAAGGAAAAATTTGATAGGGAAATATCATCTACCAACCGGGGTAATTTGCGGCATTTCGGGCATTTGCCCTGGCACCATGGCACTTTTCACTTTTCCTCTATGCCCTATGGGCAGGAAGGTGCCTGGCTACTGGAAAAAAGTAAATACTATACCTATGATTTTACGTATTTGCGGAAAAAAATCATCCAGCACCAATTAAGCTTTTTACGTACCCAGGACAAAAAAGAAAGGCTGTATTATTGGGAAAAAATCTGCCGATTGAAAAAAATGCTCCGTTTCTACAAGTCCAAAGAAGGCGAATTTTATTCGGAAGCTGATATTTTTGATAACCTCTCCAATGTAGGACTGCGCTTTATTGAACAGCAATTCCGGGACCTGACGGATTTCGTATTTATGGTGGAAATCCTCAATCAGCGTATTGAGAAAATAGAAGGTGGTTTTTACCCCGACCTCAACCGTTATGAGCACGGCTACCGTCATAGCTTTGACAATAGCTATATCAAAAACCTGGAATATGGCAGTGATGAAATGCGTTCTAATGATTGCCGTTTTGACGGAGACCTGGTCAAAGGGCAGCCCCTCCGGATAGCCGTGGATTGGGGCAGTAAAATCAACTGTATGACAGTATGCCAGTATTCACGCTCCAGCAATACATTGCGATTTTTAAAAAACCTCTATGTCAAGCACCCCAATATACTGGATGATTTAGCGGATTCGTTTTGCCATTACTACCGTTTCCACAATGAAAAGACTGTTTATTTCGCCTATGACCACACGGGCAATACCCAAATGGCCAACTCCAATATTACCTATGCTGAACAGTTTACCCGAATCTTAAAAAAGGCTGGGTGGACGGTCTATATTGTATCCAAAGGAGCGCCCTTAACCCATCAACAAAAGTACTTATTATGGTCCAGGTTGCTTAGGTCTAAGGATGCCCAAACCCCCACCATCCGTTTTAACCTCAACAACTGCCATGAAACATTTGTATCCATGGAACAGGCACCAGCCAAAGAGTCTACACGTGGCATAGAAAAAGACAAATCCAGCGAACGTTCTAACATTCCCCAGGAACAGGCTACACACCTTAGCGATACTGCTGACTTACAAGTGGCTTATCTATTCTCTGATATTCTTCAGCACATGCCCTCTTTCATTGACGTTATGTACTAATTTATTTGCTCATTATTATAATTAATTTGCGTGTGGTGCAAATTTTATTATCCGTACGTGTCTGCCCCTGCTTTCATATATCATGAATTTTGAAGTCGGAAATTACTGCAAATCTTCAG